CCGGAAGGTCCCGCTGGTGGAGATTGATGTGTATATCGTCCTTTGCCCCACTCGCGCGAGTCTTCATACTCGATTGATCTATCTCGCGCTCCACCGCGGCCAAGGTGTAGGACGGATAAAGATGCCGGGTCTTGGTAGTAGTTCTCGGTATCATCATTCGGGCCTGAGTCGTAAAGCCCCGTCAAAAGGTACGTTCCTGAGTCGTCCGACATGATCTCCAGAGCGTTGCCGACGAGATCATATCTCGGTGCCGAGGCTACTGCGTCTGTCCGCACTCCTAGCGGCCAAATACTCCACCCATTGTCAGTAAAGTCATACAATAAGATATGCTGGGGGTATGCTACATAAAGGACATCTGACCCCACATCGTAAGAAACGCTCGGAGCGCCCTCGTGGCGATGCAGCATTGGCGGCGTCCGGTTGCCGCTAGCTAGCCCGGACCCTGCCTTGAAGTTCTCAAGTGGATCCAGGATGCCCTCCCCCCAGTGATTAGCGATGGGATCAGATAGCGTCGTCATCTTGCCGGGCTCTGTCATTAGATGCAGGCCCCACTGAGAAACAAAGCAGACACCGTAAGGCGTATCAATTAGGGAGTTCTGAGAGACGCAGCCGGCGCGGTTATTAGTGGTAACTCCAGAGATATTAATAACGCCAGGTGTAGCACCACCCGCGACACCACCGCGCTGGAGAACAAACGCGTGTGCCTCAGTGTCGGTAAAAACAAACAGCGTATCCTGAAACGAAGCTAAAGCAGTGGCTTTGCCATCAGACTGAAAGGCTGCGAAGTTGTCTGCCATGATGCTGCCGGGCTGGCCAACGTCGGAGAACCAAACAATATTACCCGCAGCGAAAGCCACTCGGCCGCCCAGCGACGATATCCCCACAGGTCGCGGGGCTTCATCCTTCTTCAGATAAACAACGTCCTCGCCGTTCACCCCGCGCGCAGCAACAACAGGAGAGAAGACAGAGCCCTCGGCCATCCCGTTGTGATGATTGTTGTCCCTATGCAATTGGCCGAAATAGAAACCGTCAACGTTGTCGCTATTGATTCTGGGAGCGCTTCTTTCGTTCGGAATATCAATACCATGATACACCCAAACGCCCATATTAGCAGCGCAGAAATAGAGACTGTCGCCAATCTGGACAAACGAAACCTGGCTATTTGCTGATCGGAACCCAAGGTAACTATCAGCATTCGTTGTCTCAAAGTGAGCGTAAGAAGTTTCTAGTCTCGATGGCTCTGCTGACTCTGACGTCTTGAAGGGCAGAAGCTCTTCCCAGCTTCTGCCTGTCGTAATATCATGAATGATTGCGATCATCCCCCGCTTGAAGCCTCCGAGTCCGAGAGTGAACTCTGACACTCTTGAGTCGGAAATAGTGCAGTCAGCATGGAAGATTGATATGATTTGCCGGCGGCCAAAGCTGCTGCGGTAAAGGGCGCTACCGAGATGCTCGACAAGCCCCCCTTCAGGCAGCCTGTTCGATACAGATAACGGCAGGGCGCTGGCGCTATCTAGCTGCTCCCTTTGCCCGAAGCCAGGCCTTACAGAGAGTGGAACCTGCCTGCCAGGACGCCAAAGATTCCGAACCCACTGAGTCGCTGCGGGGGTATTGGTTGACATCCCCCTCTCGGGGATAAGACTGACTGCTGACTTCTGCTTAGTCATCGTAGCCTCAGAACTGTGTTGTAACGGTGACGGACTCTCTACTCCGAGCAAGCTGCGTGCTCGACAGGTACTCAATAAACATTTGTAGCTGCCCTGCCATCTCGCCCATAAGTATCTGATTCGACTCGCCGTCACGGATCAGATAGCGCTTCGACGCCAGCAGAACGATCAACTCATGAAACTGAGGGATTATCCCTCCCGCCAAGTAATCGACATTGTTGCTGTAAGAGAAATCAATAGTCAAAGGGCGGGGGTAGAACTCAATAACAAAAGACTCAGGAGGCTGCTGGTTGAACTGAATCGTGGACCCATGAAGCGAATAGTTGCTACCGATAGCAGAAACAGAGAGGGCTCTGCCGCCAGCAACCTGAAGGAAACGGCCACCGCGAGCGTTCGTTTCATTGTTGTATAAATACAAATCAAGGATCGTATCAATAGGGGGCTGGCTAAGGCCTGCGCCAGTGGCCCATGCCACGTTTGCCAGTGGGCCCATAATAGCCCCGGCACCCGCTGGGATCAGAGAAGATGTCAGCAGGGGGGAGCCAAGGTCCAGAGAAAACCGGAACGGCTTGGTTGCGATATTCTGTGCTACATAGTTGCTCGGTTGAGCGGTCGCTGCATGAAACTCAACTACAGAGTTAAAGATGTGTGGATTATGGCGACGAATAAGATCGCGCCACTGATCCATTCCATACTCTAAGTATCGTCCCACCTGAGCGGAACTCAGGAACCCAGCGTCTGGCTCCTCAACATACTCCCTAAAGAGGTCATGTGCTTCTTGTACCTTTAGCCCGGCGCTCATTATACATCCCCTCTGCGTGCGTCAAAGCCCTCGAACACGCGGGCTGCCTGCTGGTTCGCTGTCCGCGTTGCAGCGCCTTCGGCAGTGCCACCCTGGCGGGCAGCGTCGGAGGATGGCTGCATGAGGCCTGGTTGCTGCTGCTGTGGCTGTTGCTGTGGCTGGCGGGGGTGGAGTGGTGTAGATACTGCCTGCGCTACCTGTGGGTTCCCCTGAGCCACAAGCGACACCATGATGTCCGTGATGTTGTCACGGAGAACAACGGGCAGTTCATCAAAGCCCTCCGAAGACATATACTCTTGGAATACCTCTTGGATCTCCTCAATCGGATCTGTCGGCAGAATAATCACCGTATCGCCAGCGAGAACGTCCTCCAGCGTGTCGAGCGCCGTGTTATAGTTTCTGATCTGCTGCTGCACCTGAGCATCGTGACCAAAGAAGGATAGCGCCTTGCGTGCCTCTGGAGGAGTAAGCAGTCCTAGCTGCAACAACTGAACAGCCCGCTGCTCGCGCTCCGCTAGGTGCATCTTGAACATTGTTCCCGCCTCAAAGAAGATGTCCGGGTCGTCGTATAAATCAGTACCCTTGATGAGCTTGAAGAACATCCCGCCATCATGCCGGAACACGCGTACCATGCGTCGCTTCGTGTAATACCTCTTCGCTAAGGCAACAACGCTCTTAGAAAGAAGCTCGCCGGCACTCTGGATTGACTTCATAACAGCCTGTAACTGATGCACATCTTGCTGAACCATGCTGTCGATGGCTTTGCCGGATTGGATCCCGGTAACCCGTTTGCCCAGTGAGGTGCCGTGAATGCCTGCTAGATCCATCATCTCTGAGTGACTTCTGTTTACGTTGTCTAAAACGTACCCAGGCAAAGGAGAAAGTTGGACCTGTGAGGGCTTATGAGACGCAGCATTAAACCGGATAATAGCGCCAGGCTCGTTCGTGATCTCATCCACACCAGAGTTGCTAGCGACAACCCACTGCAAGTTGCCCATGCGGCGAATGTTCGTAATGATAGCAGACCGCTGGGCGTTATATTCGCGCTGCACCTGAACCGTTTGCGCGAGGGCACTAATGCCGTGAGCCCGGCCCGGAAGTGAATTGAACTTCATGTGAACCAGGGGGTAGCGGTGGTGCGGATCCCAGTCGTCACCCTCCCAGGCGACCTGGCTGCCAATAACAATGCAGTGTTTCCCGCTTCTATCCCAGTATTCAAGAACTTCGTATTGCTCTTCTTCCCCCGATGGAGCGTTAGAGTAAGTAAAGTTGGAGCGATTGCGGTAGACATCTTCTTCCGCGGGGGTAGTTTTGTCGAGTTCGACATCAGGATATGCCCGCTCGATCGCTCCCTTAAACATATAAGAGCGACGGATTAGCCACTCCGAGTCGTTGACCTCTGAGACACCCTGCTGCCACAGCACGTCATAAGGGGAGACTGCATCAAAGTTAATCTCCTCCTTATCTGGATCATAATAGGGGTGAATAAAGCCGTTGCCGGTCACTGTTAACCACTCGTTAGTACGGGCAAATACGTCAACGAGTCGTTGCTTCTCCCAGATAAACTGAACAAGAGCCCCGCAAACCTTGGCACGCATTAGCTCTTCTGTTGTGGAGGCTGCTGGGCGAACGCCAATATGCGGGATAGCCACATCTAAAACCGCTTGGATCCGGTTGTAGATAGGCAGCATGAGATTAACAGTAACTCTGCTAACCCCCGGTCTTGAAGGCTCGGTTACCCAGGTGCCAGACCGTTCGCTGAACTGTCCATACTGTAGCCCGTCAAGGAACCGACGGACGGTATCCCAAGTAAGCATCTCTGGCTGAATCCACTCAAGAGCCTCATCACGCTTAGACCAGATCTCTGCCGCCACATCAGGCTTCGTCTTCTTAGCCATTATAACAGATCCTCACCTGTAATATAGGGTGGCAAGGTTTCCTCTACGGGGTCTTGAAGTATGATCTTGGCATTGAGCGACAGAAGCGCCACGACTGCCAGAACTACCAAGTAGCCGCCCGCGCATAAGAAAAATAACGCCGCTGCAAACATAAGAAAACTAAGCACAAGTTCTCCTCAGAGAGTAAGCCCACAACGAACCTACTCTCCGAGGAGTCCTTGCTCAAGCGCTATGCACGCTTATACGAGATGCCTGCCATCACGCCGATAGCGCGGGGCAGTTCACTCACCAAGTTGAAGTACTGCTTCCAGAAGCCCTCACGGACGTCCAGCAGCCGGTTAGTGGCAGCATCACGCTTCTGCGTAATCACGTCACCGCTATC